CGCGGTCGATCACGTCCAGCTGCAGCGGGTGGACGTGCTTCTCGTCGTCTGGATCCTTGCCATCACGGAACGGCAGCACCCGACCCATGTTGATGTCATCCCAGACGGAGGAGGCGTAGCGGCGCCAGATCCAGTGGCTGAAACGGTTTTCGGTCTGCTTCCCTCTCCACCCCTTGTATCGGTGCAGTTCCTGCGGGATCGGGCACTCACCGGCGTAGTGATCAAGCCCGGTAGGGTGTGCGATCGGGATCTGATTCTCACCGCTGCGCCGGAAGATTAGCAGGTAATCGGCTGATGCGACCCCTGCAAAGGCGGCATCATCAACGATGGTCTTGTGGGCAAGGTTCTTCACCATGGTGCGGTTCCGTACCCACAGCGGCTCTTTCCAGATGGTGTGGCGGGCGACGTAGTGCCAGCCCTCCCGCTCGTGGAGCGCAATGATCTTCCCCGGCAAGTCCATCAGCGCATCTTGGCCGCTGTTGCCAGTCGGGATGTCGGTGCAGTGAACAGCCGTCAGACGCCCCGGCAAGGTCAGCCGGTGCAGTTCGGATACCACGAAACCGTAATGAACAAAGAACTGCTCGTAGTCGGTGCAGTTGCTTATGTCGCGCTCGTTGGAGCTGTAGACGTAGAGACCGGCGAACGGTGGCGAGTAGATCGAGAAGTGGACTGAAGCGCTGGGGAGGTCTCGCATGACCTCGATGCAATCTCCGTTGTAGATGGCGTAACGGTCGGTGAGGACATCCATGAGGGGATAGCGATGGGTTGTGATCGGTAGCTGGACTTGGTGATGGCCAGTGAATTGTTCATCTCGGAAACCAGGCTGGCGAACATCCGCTCGGCCTGGCCCCGCTTCCGCTGAAGGTTCTCCATGATCCGGCGCTCGCCCTCAGTGAGGATGATGTCAACGGTCACAGGGTTCTTCTGCCCGAACCGCCAGCAGCGTCGGACGGATTGGTAATACTGCTCAAAGCTGTGGGACGGGAAGTAGGCGATGTGGCTGCACTGCTGGAAGTTCAAACCCCATGCACCAATCTTCGGCTTCGTGATCAGCACCCTGGATCGCCCCTCGGCAAAGTCAATCAGCCGGGCTTCCTTCACGTCGTCACGGTCGGAGCCTGACACTTGAATGGCGTCAGGGATCAGCTGCTGGAGCAAGTTACCTTCCTCGTTGAGATGGCACCACACCAGGGCCGGTTGACCAGTGTTGCCAACCATGTCGGCCACCTTCTCACAGCGCTCCTGGACGGTGCGCTTCTTCTCGGCCCGCTGTTCCCGCAGGTCGGTGGCAGGCATGGAGAACAGCATTCCCTCGGGGACGGTGCTGGTCTCAATCAGGTGGTCGATCTCGTTCAGCGGCGGCAGGATGAACCGGCCATCGTCGAAGCCAAGATCTGACGGGCGGCGGCAGGCCCTGGCCCAGCTGGTGACCCACCGCCAGAACGGCTGTTCGGCGTGGCCCTTAAATCGCCACTTCGGAGCCTCCCCGTACATGCGCCGGCTGGTCAGGTTGCTCTGGTCGTTTTTGAAAAACCGCGCCAGCATGTCCATATAGCCCATGTATCCGAGAGCCTCGCTGCTGGTACCCAGCTCAATAAAGTCGTTCGGCGCGGCGGTGGCGGTGGCCAGCAACCGGTAAGGCACCTTGCGCATGAACTCGGTGATCTGACTGCGGCGGGCACCGTCGAAGCTCTTAAGGATGCTTGACTCATCGCAGACCACCCCCGCAAAGTCGGCGGCGGTGAAGTGTTCCAGCCGCTCGTAGTTGGTGATCGCGATCCTGCTGTTGATAGCGCCATCCGATGAGCGGGCGCATTCAATGCCGAACTTCTCACCCTCGCGGATGGACTGAGCGGCAACGGCCAGCGGCGTTAGGATCAGCACCGGGCGATCGGTGTAGCGGACCACGTTTTCAGCCCAAGTAAGCTGCATGGCAGTTTTACCTAGTCCGCAATCCGCAAAGATTGCAGCGCGGCCCTTTTTGATCGCCCAACCGACTAGCGATTGTTGAAAATCAAACAAGGCATCAGGCATCCAAACCGGCTCAAAACCATGGGCGGCTCCGGCATGGCTCTTTTGATCCAGAAAATCGGAGTAGCTCATGACTGCGTCCCCTCCCCCAGCGACGCCAGGAAGTCGCGAACCACGTCACGGCCCGCTGGCGTGTCCAGATCAGCGGCCCGAGCTTCGGCCAGGGTTGGCGGGGGCGGAGGGGGGCTGTGGAGGTTGTCGGCGATGGCGTCGAGCTCGTCCCACAATGTCTCTCCGTAGCCCTTCCTGGCTTGCTTCATCACCTCCCGCAGGAAAGCGGCAAGGGCGCGCGAAAGATCGGCGCATGAAATCGTGGCTTTATCGTTTCGGATGGCGTCTATGGCTGCGTCGAACGCCGCCCGTGCCTCCGGTGTCAGCTTTGGAAACTCAACGTGGCTCATGCCTCAACCCCCTGCAACAAAAACGCCGTGGCATCCTGCAGTGTCAAGAGGCGCCCGGCCAGTTGCTCATGGGCGATCAGCTCAGCCGCCAGGTGAGCTTGGATGGCCAGGACGGTGGGGCGAATCCAGCTGCCGGGGCTGTTATCAACCGTTTCACATTCGACAATGGCGATAGTTGCCGTGCTCACCAGTCGATCGGTAAGGGTGTCTTGGGTAGTGTCGGAGATGCTCATGGCTTATTGGGGGGCGTGATGGTCCAGAACGAGTCACCAAGGGTCGCGGTGGCGGTGCCATCGGCCTGGGCGGCTTTCTTGGCGGCCTTGGTCTGTGCTTCGAGATCCTGGACGGCGGCGGGGTAGGCCCAGGACTTGCGGCCTGCGCTCCAGCTGACCGACCATCCGGCGTGCTTAAAGCCGCCTTGATCGATCTCGCCGCTGGCAGCCAGCTCGTCGAGGCGGTTGAGGGCGTAGGCGTCGGCAGCCTCCAAGGCGGCTTTCATTGTGCGCAGTTTGATCAGGTGATCGAGCACTTGATCAGCGGTCGCGGCGCGAAGGTCGGCCAACAGAGCCTGAGCGAGATCAGCCATGGAAAGGCACCACAGCGCGGATTAGCACGGCAAAAAACGCGGCAAAGAGCAAGCCCAGGAACCAGTCGCCTATTTGAGCCTGGCGCCTTGGGTCGAGGCAATGTCGGGGAATCATGGGTGCGCGGGAAGAGGGGCACAGCCAGACCTTAGCGTGTCGCTAAGGGGGTGTGCGTGCCGGACGTTACAAAGTGAAACCCGGCTCATGCCGCCGGGCTTTCCAGGTGGCCCAGGCCCCAGCCCACGCCAGCAGGCACTCCTGGCGGCTGTAGAGGGGCGAGAAGGTCGTACTGCCGGGCCTGGCCCAGATTGTCTGGCCCGCGTCGTAATGGTTGCCCCAGGAGGCTTCCAGGGCCATGTAGCCGCCGATCTGCGCCCGGGTGTCGTAGGTCGATCCGTTCTCGCCCAGGCTCTTGAGGTCGGCCAGGATGCGCCGGCCCTGCTCGTCGACGTAGGCCACATCGAAGGTGCCAGCCACCTTGCGGCGCAGGCAGGCCGTCGCGCGCTCGCTGGCGATCACCTGGATCTGGTTCCAGCGGTCGTGGGTGATGAGCGGCTGAATCCAGGCGGCGTGGTCGCCATCGGCCAGCTCAGCCATCTCGTCGATTATGGCGCGGAACGGAATGCCCTGGCCCTCGCAGCCGACCATGGCGCCGCTCTGCAGGAACAGCTCCAGTGCCCTGTGGCAGCTGTTGCCCCTGGGGGCCCACACCTCGCGAGTCGCCTCGATGCGATCCATGGCGTAGTCCGACTTCAGGCAGCCGAGCACGCCGGTGACGCTCACGGGGAACTCCACCTCGCCCAGCCAGTAGCGGTGCTCAGGGTCTCGCCGGTGCAGGCCGGCGATGGGTGGAAGCCAGGTGGTTGGGGTGGGCATGGGTGGTGGGGAGGTGTGGGACTCATGGGCCGTTACTGGGATTCCGGCTACGGGTTGGGAGGCTGAGGGGGGGGGTAATACCTGAGGGCGGGAAATCGGGAATTTTTGGCGACTCGGCTACTGCCGCAATGGATCTCAGGGGCAATGAGCCGGGAATCGGCCGGGAACAGCGGGAATCCAGGGAGGCAGGCCAGGAAATGCCTGTTCCACTGCTGATCCTGATTCCCGCCCAGATTCCCTCGATTCCCGCAAAATTCCCGATCCCCAATCCCTGAGATCCACTGCAGCGCAATCTATTAGAAAGAAAAAATCTTGATTCTTTCTCTCTTTAGAGGGGGAGACAGTGGCATGGTTTGGCGCGGTGGTCATGCCCATGGCTTGGCCACTCCCTGGCTGATCAGTGCCAGTGCCTTTCGGCCCTTGTCGGTCAGCCGCCAGGCGGTGCCGTCCTTGCGAACTAGGCCCCGCTTGCGCAGCCACGTCAGGTTGTTGCGGACCGTGCTTTCGCTTGTCCCAAACAGCTCGGTGACGATGAGATGCGTCTGGGTGGGCACTCCGGCCTTAGTCCGAAGCTCAATGCAATCGAGGATGGCGCTGCGGGCGTTGCCGGTGATCTCACCTTTCGTCACCTCGAAACCGTCCTCGGTCAACCGGTAGCTGAACTCTCTCGACTGGCTGCCGCGGAGCTTGTGGACGCTCCACTCGTTGACGGGGCCGCGCTCGCTGACCACCCGGGTGAGCTGGTGGACGGCGCTGGGAATCTGGTTGATGTTCTGGCTGCCAGCGGCGGCCTGCAGGCCCTTCCCGGCCGCCTTGCCGCCCGCAGGGTGGTGAAGCCACAGCAGCGAGCAATGGCGGCCCACCAGGGCCTGCATGAAGCGCATCAGCGTGCCAACGGGGCCAATGCCGAAATTGATGCCAGCCAGCTCCAGCACCGCCTTTAGGCTGTCGATCACCACCAGGGCATAGCCACCGGTCTCCAGCTCCTCTTTGAGCTCCAGCAGGCCCCGGGGCGAGCACGCCCAGGCCGGCAGCTTGTCGCTGCCCTCGGCGGTCCAGATGGTGAAGCCACAAATCACCTCGGGGTCGTCGGCCGCCCCCAGGTCCTCGAGGTATTCGGCCACCATGGCGCGGGCGCCTTCGCCGCCATCGCTGCCGATCCACAGGACTCGGCCGGTGCGGTCTGGCGCGATCTCCTGATCCAGGAACGGCGTGCACTTGATGATCGCCACACCCATGGCAGCCGCGGCCAAGGTTTTCCCTGCTCCACCGGCACCGAACAGCAGGTGATCACGGCGCCACAGCAGGAACCCGGGCAGCAGGTCTTCGGCTGGCGAGTCGAGGGGATCTTTGATTGATCGGCCGCGGCGTGCGCCGGTGTGCCCCACCTGCAGCGGCAGGCCCCAGCGTTCCGCCAGGGCGTACATCAGGCGATCGTCGATTGCGTCACCACGCACCCCGAGGTTCCACAACTCGGCGCGGGTGGCCTGCTGCTTGGCCCATGGGTCTGTCGGGTCGAGGTGGTGGTCCAGCAGTTGATCCAGCAGCGCCTGGATCAGTTCGTCGCGGGGGATCTCCTCGCTTTGCTCAGCGTCCCCGCTGTCGTCCCCCTGGGGCTGCCTGCTGCGCTGCTGCTGACGCTCCTCCCGTGGCCGCCGGTAGCGGTAGCCGGTCCGTTCGGCGTAATGGTGCAGCGTGCCGATCGTTACGCCGCTGCCCTTGAAGCTCAGCCACTTCCGCAGGCACACCTCCTCGTCGAACTTGGAACTGCTCTTGCTCCAGTGAACCCAGTCGTGGATCAGGCTGCCATCGACGGAATGCAACGCCATCCCGACCGCCAACCAGGCGTCGTAGTTGTCGGCGTCGGCAGCGGGGATGTGCTTCAGCAGCTCCAGTGCCCGAGGGATGTCGGCCGAGGTGCTGGGCCGATGCTCAGCGCAGACCGGTTCGGTCTGCGACTTCATCAGCGGCGCCAGCAACCACTCCGGCGCGTCGGCCACCTGCATGTCGGCGGGCGATCGGCCCTTGATCCACTCGTATCCGTTCGTGTCGGGGTGCTCTCCGGCGATGATCGACTGATGGCCGCCGCCGCGGATCTCCAGAACCGTTCGACCGTCAGGCGCGTTGAAGAACCGCCGGCCTCGGAGGTAGGGCCATGAGTCGGCGGGCACGCGAAAAGCCATCTGGCGCCGATTCGGCCGCCCGCTGGTCCAGGTGACAGTTCGCGGCAGCTTGTCCCAGGTCTTGCCGTAGACCTCCTCAAACATGCCGGTGGAGCCATCGCCATCGAAGTCCACGGCGATCACGCCCGAGGGCTCACCCAGCACCAGCCCGACGGCCCGCACGTGGGGCGATTCGACCAGCTCGGCGATCCCGTCGGCGTCGTAGGTGTGCTGGCCCCATTCCTCCATGAGGGCGCCCGTTTCCGGGTTGATGGGCCGTTTTCGGCCATCGCAGGGGATCAGGCGCCAATCGGCGTCCACCTGCTGGAGTTCCGCCAGGAGCTCAGGGTTGGCGGCCATCACTTCTGCGCTTCTGGCTGGGAAGCCTGAGCCACTGGATCCGCCGCCATCGCCTGCTCCAGCGCCAGCTGGATCACGGTGGCGACAGGGATGCCGCGCTGCTGCCGCTGGCGGTCTAGCCACTGGCGCTGGGCCTCAGTGGGGCGGAATTGAACGGGGTGACGGGCGTGGCGGGTCATGGCCTAGTTCGGGGTTCTCGGCCACTGTAGCCGGATCCCTTGCGGATCTGCTACGGTTCTGGGGGTCAACGCACCAGCCCCCCCGCCATGCCCTAACACCCCCGCCCACCGGGGCGCAACCCGGCCAACCCCTGCCAGCCGGCCGCCCTGCCCGATAGCGAGGCAGGGCGGTCGCACACCCTTCGCCGCAGCTCAAGCGCGGCACCGCAGGCTTGGCGAGGCGTGGTCAGTCTGGGCCGGAAACGGCTAGGCACCGCAGGCGAGGCAGGGCTTGTCCCGGCTAGCCGAGGCATAGCGCAGCAACAACCGGGGCAGGCAACTGCCCCATTTCCCTCACAGTTCTTTTGCTTTTTCAACAATGGCTGAGTATCGCTTTCGTGAGCACCGTTCTGATACTGGGGGCCTAAGCGCCCAGGTCATCGGCGAGGCATTGGCCGACATCGAGGACCGGCATGGGGTCATTGACCCCAACACGGTCGTTGATGAATCAAGGCCTGAGGATGCACCACTGCACCCCGTCTTTGAGTGGTGCGATGAGATAGCCGCTGAGAAGTGGCGCGTCGAGCAGGCTCGCCGCGTTGTGCGCTGCGTGGAGGTTGTCATTGACAAGCGCCACGATTCCACGCAACCCGCGCAGATTGCCTATGTCAACATTCCGTCCCAGAAGGGTTATCTCAGCCATGGCCGGGTGACTCGCTCCGTGGAGCTTTATTGGGAAGCTGAGTCTTTGTTCTTGGCTCAGCTGATCAGCGCTCAGCAGCAGCTGGCGCGGATCAGAGCGCTTTCCCCCTTTGATCACCGGCCACGTATGGAAGAGGCTGCCGACCACCTGGAGAAGGCCAAGCAGCTGGTGGCGGCCGGTCGCACCTGACCCCCCAGGGCATGGCCGGCCCACCCTGGCCGATCACCCGCGCTCCTAGGTGATGCCGACCACTGCCCGGCCCAGGCGGTGGGTCGTAACGGCCTCTCCCACGAACATGGACCCATCGAGGTCAGCTGCTGGTGCCAGGAGTCATCCGAGGAGCAGCTGTAAGCGCGGCGCCTGTAAGTCCCTGACCTTTTTCATTCTCACCAATCGCTCAGACCCCCATGTCTGATTCCCCGCCCCCCGAAACCCTGGCCTGGCTGCGCCACGCCGCAAGCTGCGGCCAGCGTGATGCGCAGCTGACGTTGCACATCCTGGAGCGCCTGGAGGCGCTGGAGGCCCCGCAGCGGCAACCGCATCAGGACAAGCTCGACAGGCTGATTGAGCAGGACCGCGGCGACGACGACGATCTGCGAACGCTCCACGGTATCGCCTTGGACATGGTTAAAACCCTGCCGATCCTGCCGGAGATCAAGCGCACCCTGTGTCAAGCGATCAGGGAACCGATGGAGCAGCCCACCCCCGAGGTCGCCCCGGTGGCCACGGATAAGGAGCTGTGCCGCGCCTTCAACAGCACTTCAGAGTACGGCTTTGAGCCTGCCCTCCGCGCCGTCTACAACCTCGACCGCCAGCACGGCGCCGCCCAGCCCCCAGCTGCCCAGCCCACCCCGGTGGCCGCCGGCTGCTCCGCCCTTGATGCAAGGGTGTGGGCTTACATAGGCACGCAGGCGATGCGTGGCGACCCCGCGGCGGCTGTCCTGATTGACCTGCTCAACGAACCATCAGCCCCCCAGCCCGCCCCGCCGGCCGCGCCTGTTGCAGTCGATGCACGCGATCCAGAGTGTGTCGAGCGCTGGCCTGATTGCCACAGCGAAGGCTACGACTCGCGCTGCTGCCGGTTTCCTAAAAGCTGCAGTTGTGGCGGTGAGCCACCAGCCCCCCAGCCCGCCCCACCGGCCGCGCCTGCCGGGGGGTTGGTGGCGAGGGTAGAAGCCCGCGCCGGGGGTGATGGCCGCGCCGCAATCCGCGAGGTGGCGGCGTGGTTGCGGGAATTGCGCCCCAGAAAGAAAGACTGCTATCACGCCGCGCTCAGCCTGGAGCAGGAGACCGACCAATGACCACCCACACCCTCTACGACGGCCCCGCCGGCACCGGCCGCCTGGTGATCGCCCACACCCTCTACGACGGCCCCGCCGGCACCGGCCGCCTGGTGATCGCCGCCAGGTCTGGCTTCAGAGTTACCACGTTTGCTCCTTGCGCGCAGCGGCTGGTCCAATTCACTCGCTGGGGCAAGAACAGAAAGATGTTGGACCAGTGCGCGGCCTGGATGCCCACGCTGGAGGCCTGGGATCAAGGCCGCTGGCACCCGATCGGCAGCCGGCTGGTCCCGCCAGCCGTGCTGGCCGAGGTTGAAGCCTGGCTGCGGGGCGGGCCGGTTGGCGAGCTTGAAACCACTACTGCCCCGAGGCCGACATGATTGAAATC